TGCCGGCAGCAAGACTGTCCAATAGGAGACTGATGTATTGTTTGGCAGGCTTGCAAGAGGATGACCTTCTCTCGGTGTGACCAGTACGCTTGCTGGCCAATTGGTCATGAGCGAGGTGACATTGGCAGCCGTTATACCGCCATAAGTGTTTACCCCGGAGTTGGGCTGTGCTGCTGGACGAGTGAACGAGATCACTCGGTTGGTCTTCACACACAGAACGGGCAGCAACCTTTGCTGCGACGCTATGAACCAGCTGGTCTTGCTTTGCGTCAGATAATCGCCAGGGCGAGTGTATGCTGCGTCAAATATGCCACACCATAGCGCATTGCCATACCCATTTGGTTTGTCATGACTCCCATCAAGGCCGCCAAATGCAGCATGAAGACGAAGGAATCTGTTTTGTGTTGCGAGTGGGTTGTGTGAGCTGCTTGGTCGGTAGGCGTTCGTCATTACACCGACAGCTCTCGCTGCCACATTGGAGCCCCAGCGGATACGGTCTTCGAGGTGGTCGGGGTTCATTTCAAACTACCAGAGAAATGCCGCTGTTGCTCAGCGCTGGACCCGGAGGAATTCCAAGGAACCCGCACAACCTTCTGCGCCAGTCGTCGAATAGTTTAGTCCGATCGCGTGTCTCATCACGATTCCTGGTCCAAACGGCTGCAATGTCTGTGTCAAGGTTTTCGGCTGAGCGAGGCACTGCCATTTCGAGCACGGTCAGGGTTCCCAAGTAACGCCTTAATATCCCGGTTTCCGGAAGCGAAAGATTATTGAGTCGGAATTCGAGCAGTCCGTAAACTTGATAGAATCGCCATGTTTGAAACCCGACTGGAGCGGCGCCATATGCGGGATAACCGCAAAACCGCCGTGCGTCAGTCTTCTCGGAGTCTGTTAATGTCATTGTGACCAATCCACCGTCGACTCCAGGCCGAGGTTGTGCCAGGATTCAACAAGACCGGCACCTCCGGCCGGAACAGGCCAGTGGTACAAGTGAAATATAAGTCCGCCCTCTTTGACGTCAGCCGATGTGCTCTACCATCACCGCGCGCTTGAATGCGGCGTTAGTGGCAGTCGGGACCGTACTTGAGTTCGTTGTTGTGTCTGACGGCGCACAGAAGCCACCCATCCAATACCAGGACTGAGCAATGATCTGTTGCAATCGATCTATTGGCTCGCGAGTCACCATGGCCACTCCGTCGACAACCACGACGATCGAATCCGCCGGAGCCACGTCTTCGGCAGCCATACCGGCAAAGTCCCCTTCTACCAGCGCTCCCTGCCCACAGATGATGGGGCGACGTATCATGAGGCCTGCGAGGCTGGGGTGTGGCTGAACAAATGCCTCGGTAGTCGGCATGAACCTCAGGCCCAAGAAGTCATTTGTCATGCCTTGCCGGAATACCTGGTTAGCAGACGTGGCCCCCTGGAAGAGTTGTTTGAAATCCGGATCGGCAAACAATTGGCGCGCGGATACTGGATCCAGATAGCAGTTATAAGACCCATCAATTTCCGGGACTGCGTTCATCCGCAACTTAGAGACGGCGTCAAGCAGGCAGGACATGGCTAGCGTGTCGGTGGCGACGATTTGAGATGTGTTGCTGCGTTGCGATGGTCTGATGATCACGCACGCGTTTGCAGCCGTTACCGTGTTTCCTGCAGTGCCGTCGCTGACAGAGACGTTGGTTGAGAACGTTAGTACGCCAGATACACCGTTTGGTGTCGTGGAAGCATTGGTTGCGTCCGCTACGGCGCCCACCAGCGTATAGACGTTTGCCCCGACCGTGACTGTCAAGGTGTTGGAGCCACTGACCGATTGTTGGACGCCATTGACAAAGGCCATCAAAAAGCCGCGAATATCGTCGACTGCTAGAGACGGCCCGGCACTACCAAGTGTTACCCGTACTCGAGTGTTTCCACCAAAGTATGCGTTAAACAGAGCGTTCCGAGCCAATTCGTCGAGACTGCGTGCCGCTTGTTCGCCGTTAACATAGGCATTTTGCAGGAACTGCGAGGCGATGCCCACCCTGGCGGTTACCATGTTAAGATCGGTTGTGGCAGCGTAGTGGTTGATCGTGATTGTGTACTGCTCTACGCTCCAAGTAGTCGCACTCAAGCCGTTGTCGAAATTCGTGTTCGTAGCTGGAGCTAGTGGCGTGGTTACTGTGGGCTTAAGCCCCACACGTGTCTTAGTAAGGGTTTCGCCAATCCCGACAGCGAAGGACTCCCGATCTGCGCACGCCCGATATCCTAGCCGTGAGCGAAGTGCCTGCTCAAATTCGCGTTCGAGAAAGCCCTGCTGTATGATGGGCTGTAAAGCTAGAGGAAAGTTCTGGATTCCCATAAACGGTCCCTTTTATCTACTAAAAAATCCGAGTATCGTGTGGACTAATAACGCTGCTTTAACAGCGCCGCGCGAGCGACCGCGTATTCTGCGTTTGTCATTTCTGTGGCATGCTTCTGGCGTGGGGGTAGGACTGACGGAGCGCTCAAAGGGGTGGACGACGATGGCGCTCCGAACAGCCATGGTTTGGCCTTTTTGAATTGCCCCATCAATCCGATGGCATCCTCGATATCCCCCTTTTCGTTAAGTCTCATCTCCGAGAGGTCCAGAAGTTTCAGACCGTCTAGGTCTATCATTCCGGCACGGATCGCTTCGGCCTTCATTTCTGCCAGTATCAGTCGTCTGTCCGACTGTTCCTTGAATTCATTGAGCTTTTGTTCCAAGAGTCCAGCTTTAATGCGAAGCTCCTCGACATCATTTGTGTTTGGTTCGGCTATATTCGGGTTTTCTGTCATCACTGTGTTCCGGTAGTTACGTCTGCCGCGATGCCAGCCAGCTCGTTAGGGACATCCTCAATGTCGAAGGTGTCGGCAATCGCCTTTACCGCTGTCTCGCGGCTGATCAATCCGGCGGTTACAAGGGTGGTCAGGGTCTGAGCGTCTTTCTGACGATCATCTGCTGTAGGAGGATACCAGCGGGGCCATTTGATCGACAAGCGGGCGGACGTATCGAGTGCTGGAACCTCCCTTTCCATTGTGCGGAGTGAATAGAGGTGGGATGCACGAACGACCATTCGTGCAAGGCTTAGCAATGCAGTCTCTCCGTAGCTCACTCGCAAGTTGTCAGCAAGCCACAGCAGTCCCTGGTTCATTAATTCGAGAGCCCGCCCGGATTGCGCCGCCGTCAGGCGATCGGCGTTTGCACGGTTCCCATGCACACTTTCTAATGCCAGTTCGCGCAAAGTCCGCACGTATTCGATTACCGCTGCCGATGCGGTACCGCCGATCTCCAGTAATCTGGCGTCACCTCTTTCACTCACGACCAGGGCGTTACCAGCGCCTTTAACTATCTGGGTATCACTGGCCGCCGGTTCTTTAATCAATAGCGTTGGGTCACTGCTGTACTTTAGCCCTCGGCCGGCCTGGCTGAGTTGGTAGTCTATTTCTATTTGTGTCTCTATTGCAGCTCTGAACGTGCAGGCGCCGTCGTTCGAATCATTAGTGGCCGACTTACCCGGCAGGTTCCTGATCCATACTATAGGAACGAAACCGAGGGCGTGCCTAACACTGCGTCCAAGATCGATTCCAGGTGATTGCGTATTGCCGACCGCAACGGGGGTAAACCATGTTTCAGATTCGGTATCCCATTGGCGTTGAAACCAATAATCAAACTCGGGATCCTGGACTTGATAGCCAATCCCAAGGAGTTGCTGTCCTTTGACCTTGTACCGTTCAGTTACGCTGGATAGCGAGTCTGGCGCTTCGGGATCCCACGTGGGCGTGAGATACGTGCTGTCAAGCACCTGAAAGAATATGCGTCCGCGCAACACTCGCATAAGAATTGCCACGGAGCCGACAGAGCCGCAGATCGCTGCCTCTGTCATGATTTGGTTCAGGCGTGCTTCTTTGGTAATCTCTGTTAGGGATGTTTGAATAGTTGGGTCTGCGCAATCGATGGTAGGAAAGTGCCCTTCGCTGAATAGGAGAGAGACACTGTCTTCGACGACGACTCGCGAAAGCCCGTAGCGCACACTAGGTCGCCTGCTTCGCAAAGGTATGTAGTCACCCCCGAGGCTGCGTTCTTCGTGGAACTGATAGGGCAGGACGTCGTAAAGTGTTCCGTCCAGTACTCTATGCAGGATGTCAAGCATTCGCGTCCGGGGCGAATAATCCGGGTCCTTTGGGATCAAACTGCAAATTGTGTCGAACATTCCGACCTATGCCTTGGCGTAAAAGATGCGCCCAATCCCTTTGGGATCAGCGGCCTATGTGTGAGACCGAGAGAGTTCTCGTAGGGGGACCAATACTCAGCAGCAGGCCAAATGCGCGCGATAACGCATCGACTTGGTCGTCTTTTCGACCAAACGGGAAATCACGGAGCTCCTCGATAAATGCGTGGTTCCAACCAGCTCTGACGAGGGCAACGTTTCCGACCTCCATCTGAGACGCTATTCCCGTTGCCCGGGTCGCTTTTGCGCCTGTTTCCCGCGATGTAACCACGTGATGGCCCGCAAGCTGAGAGGCCAGGTAGGAGGTCTGGCTCTTGCCGGCTTGGCCAGGATCCACTGGAAGACCAATTGTTACGCTGCGACCGTCAGCGCGTGCAGCGATCGCGATAGCATCTTCAACCTCACGCGGGCTTCCGCGCAATCGGATAACGTCCAGTACGATGTAACGTCCCGATCCATTGTGTGTTAGTTTGATACCGACGGTCCAATCCGGATCGTTATGGCCGGTTGTTGTGGTGGCCGCCAGGTCCCAGGCCCGGACGACCGGGATGGTTGATCGCGTTATTGGTGCGTCGATGAAATCGAGACACGAGACCTTGAATAGCGTCCCGGTATTCGGCCTTGGCGACTGCTGGAACTGTGCTTGCCAGGCGCGTTCGCCCACAGTTTCGCGGCGGCGCAGCAAAGCAAGGGTATCCTCCCATTCCGGCCACAGGGGCTCGCCAGCAGAACGGTTCAATCGGTCTTCCTCCTCTGCGAGGGCGGGCAGCTTCAGGCAACGCCATTCGTCTGGGTTGTGCTCCATCAGACGGCCGCAAAGGTCGTCCTGGTGCCAGCGGGTCATGATGAGCACAATCCGAGCTTTCGGCTTTAGACGCGGGACCAAGTCGGACCGATACCAATCCCAGATGCGATCCCGTTGGAGTTGGCTATCGGCGTCTGCCTGTGACTTAACGGGATCGTCTATGATCGCCAGATCCGCCCGGCGTCCGATCATCGCGCCTCTAATTCCGACCGCGTAGTATTCTCCTCCCGACGAGGTGGACCAGTGGGAGTTGGCTCGGTCGAGAGCGCCTATGCCGTATCCTAGCGAATGAGCCTCTTCTGCTACAATGGACCGCGCTCGGCGTCCGAAGTAAGTGGCGAGACTGGCGGTGTGCGATGCGGCTATTATCGAGTCCCGGGGATGCCGCGTGAACCACCAAGCAGGGAGGAACATTGACGTGTAGGTCGATTTTGCCGATCCCGGCGGCATTTGTACCATTAACCGGTCCACATCCCCTCGGCTTACCGCATCCAATTCATCCAGGAGTACGTAGTGGTGCCGTGCGGGCGTCTGGCCGTAGCTGCAGATGACTGTTTCAGCCCAATCCCTAAAGTTGTTGGGAGTCTGGTCCGCAGGGATTTCCACCTTGTAAACGTCCAGCGCAGCTTAGACTCCTGGCATCGGACCGAGTCCAAATTCCTTCGTGTCGGACCAGGTAGATTTCATGACTCGCAATCACACGATTTGCAGCAGGATCGGTGGGGGGTGGCGGCGGCTCGATGACAGAGCCTCAAAGATTCTACGAACGTCTATCTGACACTATTGCGGGGTCGTTCCTAACAGGCGGCCAGAGCCGCTACCTGTAAGAACCCGGCGAGGTGCAGGCCGGCATTGCGGTTTCAATCCGCTATGATAGGGAAGTTTATACAGGAGATTGGGGTGTTTGGTCAAGCCTTTTTTCCTAGGGATCGCAGTTTTCTGTCGGGAAGACTGCCTGGATATTTTGTCTGCTGCATCTGGCCGCTGGGCAGTAGGCTTAGTTCCGGTTGTGATTGGCCTGGGGTGGACCGGAGAGCGATGAGCCAGCGTGGTCATGCGGGTGGCTCTCAATGGTGGGCCGTGGACCTTGGTCTCATGTCCATAGGTGGTAGGCCCATCGCTTCGACCGTGCCAGGGCACGGACACGATGCACGGCAAGGTCGGCGTCCCCGAAGACGTGATGGGGGGTGGTTCGCACTGGTCCCGCAAGTCAATCTTTCACTATAGATTTGATAACTACCCAGGTAGCACAGTCGGGTCAGGCCCCCGAGAGTTGCGAGATTGGACGGTCTGGATCACCGGTCACGGTGGCGAGGATATCTTATCCAGGCCTGCTACCAGACGAGATAATCGACGGATCGCCCGCAAAGTCCTTGGTGCTATCCTTGGAGCGGATGTCGCCGGGGATCTTGTGCCGCAGCTTTAATCCCCTTCGCGGCGCACGCATCCGTCCGTCCCGCTCCGTCGGGTTGTTGGTGAACGGGAATCGGCGGATCGGCGAGGAGACGGAGCACGTCCTGCATGTGCGTGCTGATCAGCCCGATTCGTCTCCCGCCACCCATCTACGGCAAGCTTGAACCGGATGCAGAGACTTTTGACGCGATGCGAGCGGGACTGCTGCAGGAAACCCCGGCGCGCCGGTTCAGCGAACCGGACGAGATTGCCGCTGCCGCCGTCTATTTCGCTTCCACGAATCATGCTTCGTGA